AGTGACCGCGCAGAGCATGATCGATGCGGCAGTCAAGCCGCTTCGTGAAGAGCGCGAGCGCGAGCGCGAGGACGCAGCCACCGCAGCGAAGCGCAAGTTCACGGATCGGCTCATCGAGCTGAAACCGGACTACATGACCATCGATCAGGATCCTCGGTGGATCGCGTGGCTCGCTGAAGTCGACGAGAACGATGTGCAGCGTCAGGCCCTCTTGGACATCCATGTGCGCAGCGGCAATGCCGATGCGGTCGCGAAGATGTTCAAGGCCTGGGAGCGACAGGCAGCACGCCCCGTGCCGCCCGTCACCCCCAACGGGACTGGTGCGTCGCACACGACCGATGCAGCGCCCGCGAGTGCGGCGGCAGTGGAGGCGTTGACGCCGCCCACGGCTGCCGAGAAGAAGTCATTCTTCACTCGCTCGGCACTCGGCAAGGTGAAGGACGACGAGCGCGTGGCGTTCGAAGCGAGGCTGAAGTTGGCGCACCCGAGCCGTTGACGCGGCGCGGGTAGACCCTTCTACCCTTTTCGGAGAACCACCATGAAGACCTTCCTCAAAGGCGCGGCTGCCAAGCTGAATGCCTTCCTGTTCGCCTACCTGGGAACGCTCGGCCTCGTGCTCTTCGCGGGCGTGCCGCGCGCCTCGGGTGTGCCCGACTACGGGCCAGCCGGCACGGTCAACTTCGACCCGGAGCTGTACTCAGGCAAGTTGGTCGAGAAGTTCTACAAGACCACGGTGTTCGGCGAGATCGCCTCGACCGACTACGAGGGCGAGATCGCCGGCTTCGGCGCCCAGGTGAAGATCCGCACGATCCCCGATGTCACGGTCAGTGACTACGTGATCGGCGCGGGTCTGACGGCTCAGTACCCGACGAACAACAGCGTCACGCTGGCGATCGATCAGGCCAAGAGCTTCGCCGTCGCCCTGTCGACCGTGGACAGCCGGCAGTCGGACCTCGACCTCGCGGACATCTTCGCGAACGATGGCTCGATCCAGCTCCGCATCTCGGCCGACGCCGACATGCTGGAGACCATCCCGGCCGAAGTGTCCGCCGACAACTCGGGCACCACGGCGGGCGCCGACTCCAACAACATCAACCTCGGCGACTCGACGACGCCTGTGTCGGTGAGCAAGACGACCGTGGTGGACTTCATCGTCCAATGCGGTCAGGTGCTCGACGAGCAGAACGTCAGCGACGAAGGCCGGTGGATGGTGGCGCACCCGGCCTTCATGGCGATCATCAAGATGTCCGATCTGCGGATCGCATCGCTCGCCGGTGATGGGGTGTCGATCGCGCGCAATGGCAAGGTGGGCGAGATCGATCGCTTCACCCTGTACCAGTCGCGCAACCTGCTGCGGCAGACCTCGCCCGGCCCGGCCACCTACGTCATGTTCGGCCACAGCGCCGGCCTGACGTTCGCGAGCCAGATCGTCGAGTGCCAGATGATCGACAACCCGAACGACTTCGGATACATCATCCGCGGTCTGATGGTGTTCGGTTACGAGGTGATCGGTCCGAACTACGTGGGCACCGCGGTGGTCCGCGTGACCTGATCGCAGTAAGATCGGGCCTCCCCAGGCTCGATCTGCCGCGACCTTCCATCCTCACAGGAGAATCGACGATGAAGACCAGCAATCCCTACGGGGCGAACTACCCCGTCAAGGTGCCGCCCGAGACCATCCAGAAGGAAATGTCCCAGGCGTCGGGCAAGGCCAAGGCCCGCTACCCGCACTCCCCGCTCGGCCCCGGCATGGGCAACAGCTCGTCCGGGAAGATGAAGCGGCCGGCCTACACGCCGGGCACGACCCCCTCCGGTTCCTGAGACCGGCGACCCCTGAAGCCGGCGCCCTCGTGGCGCCGGTTTTCCACCTACACCCCTTTCCGGAGGCCCGCGATGGCATCGAAACTCCCGAAGACCATGAAGGCCTTCGAACGCTCGAAGTTCGACAAGGAAACCAAGGGGGTCAAGGAAGGATCCCCGAAGGACAAGGCGCAGGACAAGAAGCAGTTCGCCGCCGTGCGCCGCCGCCGCGCGAAGTAAGCTCCCCTCCCAACCCGATCAAACGGAGTAGTCCATGATCTCTGACCAGCAAGACAGCAACCTCTCCCAAGCCGCAGCCGCGAGCAAGAAGCGCAAGCAGGATGCGACGAACCCGATGGTCATCAACATCCACGATGGTCGGCTGATGCCGAACACGCCGCGGTTGCGCACGCACAAGGACTACCGGGTCTACACGGGCGACATCAACGCCACGCTGCCCGACCGCATGCGCTGGCTGACCGGCACGAAGCGCCAACCGATCCGGGTGGTCAACACCCAGGAAGCGACCAACGAGTTCGACCTCGGCAGCGCGTCGAAGGAAGACATCGTGACCTTCGCCTTTGAAGAGTACGGGGCGGTGCTGGAGCCGACCCAGGACATCCGCAAGCTGCGCAAGGAGGTGATCCGCCTCTTCGAAGCCAGCAAGGTGCCGGAACCCGCATGAGCATCACCGCGGCCACGGTTCTCGATCGGGCAGCCGAGCTTCTGCTCGACACTGCCCATCGCACGTGGTCCGCGGACGAACTGCTCGACCTTCTGAACGAGGCGCTGTCGGCGACGGCGCTCGTCAAGCACGACTTCTACACCGTGCAGGACTTCGTGACCCTGGCGGCGGGCGTGCTGCAGACCATCCCCAATGACGGGGTGGCGCTGCTCGACATCGTGCGCAACGCGGGCGGCCGGGTTGTCACGCAAGTCGACAAGAGCCTGCTCGAAGAGGCGAACCGCTTCTGGCCGGCGGCGACGCAGGAGACCGTGATCGAGCACTTCACGGTCGACCCCCGCAACCCGCTGCGGTTTCAGGTGTTCCCGCCGAGTGACGGCACCAGTTCCGTCGAGATGCTCTACGGGGCCACGCCGCCCCAGGTGATGTACGCGGCCGAAGAGATCCCGGTGCCCGCGTCCTACCAAGCCCCGCTGCTCGACTTCGTGCTGGCGCGCGCCTACTCGAAGAACAGCAAGCGGCAAGACCTGACCAAGGCCGCGAACTTCGCGCAGAGTTGGGCGCGCTACGTGGGCGCGACGAGTCAGGCGCAGCTCGCCCTGTCACCGAAGGTGGCGTCCTCGCCGGGGGTCACGACATGAACATGGTCGACACATTCGATCAACTCGTGAACGTGGCCCAGGTGTGCCGCAAGTGCCCTACGATCACGCTGCGCCGCGCCTACGTGCGCGCGCTGCGCGACTGGTGCAAGCAGACCCAATGGCTGCGCACGGCAGTCGCGGGAGCCACGATCGCCGACGCTCGGCAATACTCGCTCGGCAACGACCCCTACCTCGATGTCATCGGCGTCTTCGCGATGCAGGGCTCGCAGAGCCAGTCGCAGGGCATCCAGTATTGGCCGATCGTCCCGAGCGACTCAGGGCAGTGGGATCCGAACATGCAGCCCGGCATGCCGGTGCGCTACCAGTACCTTCCCGAGGCCCAGTTCGCCGTCGACCCGCTGCCGAACGACGCCTACAGCCTGCTCATCACGCTGATCGTGCAGCCGAAGGAAGGCGCCACGCAGATTCCCGCGGCGCCCCTGCTGAAGTACAGCAACGAGATCGAGGCCGGTGCGCTGTCCTACCTGCTCGCGGTCCCTGGGCAGCCCTGGAGCGACCCACAAGGCGCCCTGCTGCAAGGCCGGGTGTTCCGCTCGGGCATCTCCACCGGCAAGGCCGAGGCGCAGCGCGACTTCAACGTGGGGTCACAGCGGATCCGGCCCCGTCAGTTCATCGTCTAGGGGGTCGTCATGCCTGGATTCAGCGTCACCCCGGTCGGGCCCTTCCCGCCGGTCAACCCCGAGGACTTCCCTGACTTCCTGCAATGGCAGTGGGAGGGGGATGATGTCGGCAGCACAGCCGTCGATACCGTCAACTTCACCGGGAGCGGCATCGCCAGCATGTCGGTCGGGACCGGCGAGAACACGAACGTGCTGGAGATCGAGATCGAAGGCGGCGGGGGTGCTCTGTCCTGGCGCGATGTCCCCG